ACGATGGTGAGGAAAATGCACGTGTCCGTTTTGTACTCGGGCACGAGAGTGTGTTTACTTACATCATTTTGGTCTATTTGGTCGTCATGAAGTTACATGGAAATCCGTCAGGAAATCCGTTAACTACAGTGATGAATTCTTTTATTTCAATTTTTATTTTATCTTATTATTATATAAATATAGTAGAGCAGCAATATAGAGATTTTAATCTTTTCTTTAACCTCGTATGTTTTTATGTTTGTGGAGACGACAATCTGTTTTCACCAGACATTAAGCTGTTACCATCATTTCTTCAAAAGAGTTCAGAAATTAAGAGACTCGCAACAGAGTTGGGTCTCAAGGTTACGTCATCAACAAAGAATGACGATGAATTCTTTAAAGATATTTTGGTGTCACAGTTTTTACAACGTGGTTTTAGAAAGGAGGGTTCACAGGTGTTACCTACGATGAACCCACGAACTATCTATTCAATGCTTGCTTTTGTCAAGAAAAGTGAATTTATGACCCGTACAGAGAGCACGGTCGTAAATGCTGATACAGCATTACGATTTTGGTATTTTTACGGTGAAATTCACTTCAATGACAGAAGAAAGTGGTTGATGGACAAGTTCGCAAAAGCCTCTATTAAAGTTACTTTACCTTCTTATTATTATTATCATAATTTATATATTCAAGACCGTGGCTTAGATGTCACTGGTCTTTTTAATTCTTTCTTTTAATTATTTTTATTATTAGTCTTATTAAATAGTGCGGCATCACGTTAAACTGTCATTTTTTCTTAAAATGAATACTGCAAATAATGAAGCAGTCGCTGCCTCCGGCTTAAACGAAAAGTCCGTTGTAATAAGCGGGCAAGAGGTAAATAATGTAAATAAAATTGATACTATTGACTCAGGTATGGGAACACAAAGTGTTTCAATGACTGGACATGGTGAGAATTTAGAAAATAAGGACGAACGAGGTTATCTATTTGATGAACAAACTGAGTACACGAAAGTGAAAATGCCACCTACTATCAAAACGCAGGCCGTATCAGAACCAACATGGAATATGAAGGATTTTTTCGAACTTCCAGTTCGAATTTCATCAGGCACTTGGTCAACAACACAAGGTGCCGCAACGAATTTAATTTCGTTTGCAATTCCTTCATTCCTGTTTTTACTGGAACGGTGGGCG